GTGTCTAAATATAACTTAACAATTAATTAAGTTTCCAAATAAACTTATTCCAAAAAATACATTGAGGAGAAATATCATGGGAGATATTTTAAAAGAAGCTATTGCTGATGCTAAAGCAGTTAGAGAAACTGCATTAGAGAATGCTAAAATGGCTTTAGAAGAAGCGTTTACACCTCAACTTAAATCTATGTTGTCTGCTAAATTGAAAGAAGATGAAATGGATGGTGAAGAAGAAGTACCTATGGAAGATGAAATGGGCGATGAAGAGGAAGAAGTTCCTGCTGAAGAAGCTTATATGGAAGATGAAATGGGTGAAGAAGAGCCAGCCGATGAAATGATGCATGACGATGAGGAAATGGGTGAAGAGGAACCTGAAGAAGGAATGTCTTATGAAGATGAGATGGGTGATGAAGACGAAGTTGAGTTTGAAGAAGAAAATCTTGACTTAGAAGCTGTTATCAAAGAACTTGAATCTGAATTAAAAGAAGAAGATGACGCATATGATGAAAAAGCTGAGGCCACTGGTAAAGTAGTAGAACCAATGGGTGAAGGTGAAGAGTCAGATGACGAAGAAGAATCTGTTAATGAAGAAGAAGGTGATGATGATAAAGATGATGATGCTGAAAAAGTTGAAGAACAAGACGATGCTTATGATGAAAATGTTGAAGGTAAGAAAGACCCTGAACATGTTGGTGATAGAGATACAGGAGTAGCTGGAACACCAATGATTAAAGCTGAAGCACTTGAAGCTGAACTTAAAGAATACAAAGAAGCTGTTCATTTCTTAAAAGACAAACTTCACGAGGTAAATATTCTTAATGCTAAATTGTTATTTACTAACAAATTATTTAAAGAATATGCGCTTGACAATGGTCAGAAATTAAAAGTGGTTGAAACATTTGACAGAGCTCAAACTACAAGAGAGATTAAACTTGTTTATTCTACACTTGCAGAACAATTCTCTGATAATGGTTCAATTGTAACTAGAAAATCAATTAGTGAATCAGCTAGTTCTGCTGTAAGTTCAACTAAACCTTCTAAAGAATCAAGAAAAGTGATTTCCGAAGAAAACCAAGTTGCTAACAGATTTAAGAAACTTGCTGGTTTAATATAGGAGAATAATGTCATGGGAAACTATGTAAATGAAAACCTTTTGAATGCAAGTCCTTACAAAAAACAGGCCGAAGAGTCTAAAGCACTTGTAAACAAATGGGATAAAACAGGTCTTTTGGATGGTCTTAATGAAGATTTCCAAAGATCAGGAATGGCTGTAATGCTTGAAAACCAAGCAAGACAGTTAATTTCAGAAAACAGTTCCACTGGTGGTGGTTCAGGCGCAGGTGCAAACTCTGCTACTGCTGGTTCTGAGGAGTGGTCTGGTGTTGCTCTTCCATTGGTTCGTAGAATCTTTGGTGAGATTGCAGCTCAAGATTTCGTATCTGTACAACCAATGAACTTACCATCTGGTCTAGTATTTTACTTAGACTTTAAATATGGTAAATCTGTTGAAGGATTTGGTTCTAATTCAAATAACGAATTAGCTGCATCTGGTAAAGATGTAACATCACTTGGTGGTAAAACTGGTCCTAACTCACCATCTGGTTCATCTGCACCTTACGGTGTTGGTGGTCTTTATGGTGCTGGTAGATACGATTATTCTATCAATAATTCACAAACAGAAACAGATGCAACATTCGTTTCAGCATCTGCTACTTATAAAGAAGTTAACTTTAACCAAGTTTACTCAGCTTCTGTAGCTGGAGGTAAAATTGTTAAAGTAACTGTACCAAAAAGTAAATTCACAAATGCTGATTTTAAAGCAGTTCGTTCATTTAATATTACAGGATCTGTAAGTAATATTTCAGAATCATTAGCTGAGTTCACAACACAAGATACTACAAATGTATACTTCTTTGTTTCAGCTTCTTCTGTAGCTGGTTTAGGTCGTACGGCTGGTGCTGGTACTGTTAAACACTCTATTGAGTATTCAACACAACCAACTGAATCTGATAGAGGTGACTTTGAAGATAATGTTGGTTCAGCTGTTAATGATACATTAGCAATACCTGAAGTTGACTTACAACTTAGAAGTTCTGCTATCGTAGCGAAAACCAGAAAACTAAAAGCTGTATGGACTCCTGAATTAGCTCAAGACTTAAACGCTTACCATAGTGTAGACGCTGAAGCTGAGTTAACATCAATGTTGTCTGAATACATCTCATTAGAAATAGACTTAGAAATTCTTGATATGTTAATGGCTGACGCTGTTACTCAAGATTACTGGTCTGTAACTCCTGGTGAAGATTATGATGGTGCAGGTGCTGCTGAAAGTGATTGGAACATTACTACTTTCTATGGTACAAGATTCGAATGGTGGCAAACACTTGTTCAGAAGATACAAAAAGTATCTAATGAAATTCATAGATTAACTATGAGAGGTGGTGCTAACTTCGTTGTTGTATCTCCAAAAGTAGCTACAATCCTTGAATCAATACCTGGATATATGACTCAAACAGATGGAAACAAAGCTAGCTTTGCTGCTGGTGTTCAGTCTATCGGTTCTCTACAAAATAGATTCACTGTTTATAAGAATCCTTATATGACAGAAAATCAAATACTTGTAGGGTTTAGAGGAAGTAACTTCCTTGAAACTGGTGCTGTATATGCTCCATATGTACCACTAATCATGACTCCTTTAGTATATGATCCAAGTGACTTCACTCCAAGAAAAGGTGTGATGACACGATATGCTAAGAAAATGATTAGACCTGAGTTCTATGGTAAAATCGCTGTTAAAGACTTGAACTTAGTATAAGTTTAATTTTTTAATAAATTAGTTGAAAAACTCCTCATTTATTGGGGAGTTTTTCTTTTATATCAGATATTTATTAACAGATAAACATTTTATAACAGGAGAAATATAATGGCAAAAAATGGCGTAAGTGATCAAAGGAATGGTGATCCATCAAGAAAATATGATGATATGAGGCTTGGTGTTATTAATAGAACCAAAGTAAATGCTACATATCTTAAAAAACTTGATGCAGAATATGCTAAATTATCTGCAAAACAAAAACAATCGTTTTGGAGAACTAATTCTGTAAGTTCATCGTAAGAATTATAGTAATATAATATTGGTTAGAGTAGTCACTAAACATAACCAATTCAAATAAATAATTAACCTAGAGAGTAGTGACTCAACATTTAGGAGAAATAAAATGGCAAGAAGAGTAGGAAAACATAAGGTATCGACTAGAGAATATGATTTATTCAAGTCGGATGAGAATATAGCAACGGCTACGACATATAAAGCAACTGATTATATATCAGCATTAGGTGGTGTATATGTGGGTGCTGATAGTGATCCAGGAACTGATAATTTGGTGGTTGATGGAACATCAACACTAACAGGTAAAATAACTGCGACAGGTGGTATAGATGCAGGTGCGTATGGTGTAGTTGCTGGTGCTGATGGTGTAACACAAGGTAAACTAACATTATGGGATGGTGGAGGTGGAAACACTCCAGCATATATCTTAATGCATTCAGCTAATGGTACAGCAAATTATATGTTTTTTGAAGATGATGGTACTTTAAAAAGACATACATCTGCTCCAACAGCAAATGCTAATGGTGATGCAATAGGTGCACAAACTGATTAATAATTAATTTAGGGGGTTATAATGAACGAGAGAAGAGCTCGGGGTGAATATACATCACAAGAAGCATTAACTATTTTAATATCAGCTTGTAGAGTAGGGCAACAAGAAGGTGCATTTACACTACAAGATGCGAGAAAAATTGCAAATGCTATTGATGTTTTAGAAAAAAAACCTAAAGAAGATTAGTAAATCTTAAAATAAAACAACTTAAAAGGGTGGGAAATATCTCACCCTTTTTTGTTTTCTTTATATTTATATATGAACGATATTACCGTAAATGGAGAATAATATGGCTAAAGACTCATTTGTATATGTAGATCCAAGTATCTCAAATTTCACTACAAGTACAACACCAACACCATATGGTATTTATGATGCCGATTCTGCTTTTGTATCAGAATCAGTTGATGTTGCTAAATATGTTTCAAGGAAACTTGGACATCCAGTCATGCAGCTTGAATTTAATAGTTCATCAATATGGGCTTGTTTTGAGGAGGCTACATCAGATTATTCACAATATATAAATAATTACAATGTGAAAAATTGGTTGTGGGAAAATTATGGAACTACAAACAAAATAAGTGGATCAGGATATAGTAATGACAGTTCTTCAACGATGGGAACTGGTTCATTACAACCAACTCATCCAAGATTGGGAATGGCATTTGCATTAGCAGAACAATATGGTGAAGCTGTTGGTGTGGGTGGTAGTACAGATATGTATTCAGGTTCAATTACTTTATCTGGTTCAAAACAAGTTTATAATTTACAATCAGAAGCCAGATATGAACATACAGGTTCAACTGTTGGTAGTACCGATAGACTTGAAATACAAAGAGTATTTAATCACGGACCAGCTGCTATAACAAGATTTTATGATCCATATGCTGGTTCATTTGATCAAAGGACAATGTTAGATGATATGGGTATGGGTAATGTATCTCCAGCAGTTTCATTTATGTTAAGACCATTACATCAAGATATATCAAGAGCGAATGCTATAGAAACAAATGATAGAATTAGAAAATCAGCATATTCATTTGAAATTATAAATAATAAATTAAGAATTTTTCCGAGACCAGATGAAAAGGATAATGGGAATAAAATATGGTTTCATTATTATTTAAGAGATGAAAAAAATGCAGATCATGAAAACCATTCAATGAATAAAGTCACAGATCCATCTAACATACCTTATAAGTTTTTAACTTATGCAGAGATAAATGCATCTGGTAGACAATGGATAAGAAGATATACATTGGCATTAGCTAAAGAATTATTGGGAATTATAAGAAGTAAATATGCTTCAATGCCAATACCAAATGGAGATGTCAGTTTAGATGGAGAAGCTTTAAAAGCTGAGGGTAGAGAAGAAAAAGCAAACTTATTAGAAGAATTAAAAGAATTTTTAGAATCACTTTCTTTATCTGAAAGGTCTAGACAAGAACAAGAACAAGCAGAATCACAACAATCAGTATTAAATAAAGCCCCATTGGGTATTTACATAGGATAAGATTATGGCAACTAAACCATTTTTTATACCACAAAAAGAAATTAAAGTAATTGATTCTATGAATGAAGAATTGATTGACGAAATTGTCGGTCAATCTGTTGATATTTATAAAGTAAGTATTGATAATACAGATGAAAATGTATATGGTGAATCAACTACTAAATATTATGAAATTGGTTTTAGAGTTAATTGTTTAATATTGTATAATGAACCTGAGGTGGAACAGACAGAGTTTGGTGCAGATTTAAGAAGTGATATAGAAATGTATTTTCAAAGAAATAATTTAGCTAGTGGTTCACTTAATTTTTACCCAGAAGCTGGTGATATTGTAGATTGGAATGATTCTTATTGGGAAATTAACGGAACTACAGAACCACAATTGATAGCTGGACATCCAGGATACAATCATCAAATAAAAGCAACTGCTCATAGAAGTAGATTATCATCATTACAGATTGAAGAGAGACCAAGATAATGGCAGTACAACAAATAACAAATAAAAGAATTATAAAATATGATACAACAAATCCTAATTTTAGACAACCAGAACCTGAAGAAAAAGTAGTTAATGGTAATTTAAAAGAAGAAGAAGATGTATATGGTGAAAAGAAACATACTTATCAACCAGATAATGGTAATTTACAGATGAATGAATTTATGACAGGTGTTATGAACAAATTAGATGGGTTAACTGTTAATCCAGATATAGTACAAAAAAATAGAGCTGTTGAAGTGGATGTTAAAAGATCTATAGCAATAGGAAAAGCCGATTTAAGTGATTTAAAATCACAAGAATTTAAAGGTAAAGTTATGAACAAAAAAGATAAATTAAAAGCTTTACGAAGAAAGAGAAAATAATCATGGCAACTCAAAGAAATGTCTGTATAAAACATAAAATGGCTGATGGAACTATTATGGATGGTCCAACTCACGGACCTAATCAAGAATGTATTGAATGGGCAGATGGTTATAAAAAAGGTGGGAAAATTATTAATCCTTTATATAAAGGTAAATTAAAAAAAACTGCTAGACATTATAGTGCTGGTGGTATGTTAGTAGGTCCTTCACATGAACAAGGTGGTATTCCAGTACTTGTTGATGGAAACGAACCTATAGAAGTTGAAGGTGGTGAATTTATTATAAACAAACAAACTGTAAATGCAGTTGGAGAAGAATTTTTACATAAACTAAATAGTACTGAAACAACTCATCATGATGGTGGATTTAATGAGGGTGAATTGCCCGGACCAAGTAGATTCAAAGATGGTGGTAAAGTAAACAACAGGAGAAGTGAAATGGCAAGAGGAAGAAGAGCGCCTCGTAGAGGTATAGCTCCCGCAAAAAGAAGAATGGCACGCGGTGGTAATGTATCACCATCAAGAGGCAGAAGAGGTAGAGCTAGTAGAATGACACCAACAGGAAGAGGTAAAATATTTCGTGGTGGTGGTAGAACAACAGCTGCTGGTAGAAAAACTATGAGAACAAGACCAGTTGCTAAATATCCACATGGTGGAATGCATAATAATGCAGGTATGGGTAATACTCATTATGCAGGAACAAATACATCTTGTGTTAGTTACTCAAGTGATATAACAACTTGTAATCATACAGCAGGTTGTCATTATGATTATCAAAGAGATATGTGTGTTGGAAGATAAAAATCGTAAATTAAGAAAAAAAATATTAATTATATATTTATAACTAATACAATTTGAGGTGTTATGAAACGAAGAAAACCATTCAAAAAAATAAATAAAGCGGTTGGTGGTAGGGTTACAAATCCTGTTCAAAAACCTGGAATATTAATCACAGACAGAGATAATCTGGATTGTAGGAAAGTAGAAACTAATCCTATAAAAGGTGGTGAATATACAATTCGAGAGGGTTGTGTTCCTATAGATCCATCAGGTGTTTCTGTAGCGCCTATTCCTGGTAGTCCAAAACCAAATGTTTCAATTGTAGAATGTAGAACTGATAGAGAATGTCCAAGAGGTATGAGATGTTTTCGAGGTAGTTGTATATTTAATAATGTTGAAAGCCTTGATTGTAGAAATGATAGAGATTGTAATCCTAATGAAGTTTGTGAAAGAGGAAATTGTATTCCACAATTAATTCTTGATCCTGTTATTATAGATAATATTGAGCAACTTCCATATGAATGTAATGGTGGGTGTACTGAATCTCCAGGATACCCTAATTGGACTTGTGATAATCCGAATAATGCTAATTTTGGACAAACAGTAAATAATATTAATCAATGTTATTCTACAGTTATTATGCCCGATGGTAAAGAGTGGTTTACTGAAAATTTATCTCAATTAAGAGTACATGATGGTTTCGTTAATTCCGATTCAACTGTTGGTACTTATATTCTATATGATGAAGAACAATGGGAGAGTGGAACACCTTTTGCAAAACTAACTAATTGGGAAGATAGAGATAATACAGTTTATTATACTGGTTGGACACCAGTTGAATTTGGTCAAGAAAATTTTAGATCTAATGTTTGTCCTCCTGGTTTTTATGTTCCTAGCGTAGAAGATTGGGAAAGATTATTTGATTCTGTTGCTGGAGAAGTGGATTCAGGTAGAAATCCACAAGATGTTGGTGCTGCTTTAAAAGAAAGTGGTGCTTGTATAGCTGGTGAATGTGATTCAGATGGTGATGGGAATATAGATATTTATTGGTATTTTGCTGGATCTCCTCAAAATGAGGGAATTGATACATATGGTTTTTCTGCTAGAGGATATGGTTATATAGACATACCTGGTGATGCGTTAGGATTTTTCGAAGATGCTTATTTTTGGAGTTCTACAAAATATGGTCAAGAATCAAAATCATATTTTACTAAATTTATGAATGGTACAAGAACTGCTACATTAGGTTATGATGATGGGCAACTTGATAAAGGTTTTAATATCAGATGTGTGAAAGGTGATTATTCAGAAGTAGATGATACAACAATCCAATCTTGGTGGGAAAAAATGGAAGACCATGTATATGGGGAGAGGTTTTCAGAAACAGGTAATACTTGGTATCCAGCTGAAGTTTGTATAAATGACCCATATATTATTTGTGATGATATTGAAGCGAGAATGTCAGAAATAACAGGTATTCCAAATTTCAGTTTAAAACAACCACAGAATCCACTTGTACATCAAAATAGACAAAATGGTAGTAGAACTCGACTTGAATGTCCAGCTGGACCTATATATTTTGATACTGCTACTGGTGATACTCATAATTTTGGTACAACTAATATAGGACAAAATCCTAGTGGTTGTATGAGAGATAATTATGTGGGTGATATAGATTTTGGTCAGGACTATCAAGGGAATCCTGTAGATGATATAGGTTGTTGTGATAGTATTGATACAGCTTATGGTTTACAAAGAATATATGAAGCGGATAGTGGCTTTTTACATAATTGTTTTTATTTAGATGGTGATTGGAAGTATATGTGTGGTGGATGTTCTTGTCCATGGACTCCTAATGGGTTCGCTGTTTCAATACCAGCTTGGCATTATTATAATGATACTAGTGAAATTCCTGATAATTATGCTAGTTACTATGGTAATGCTCCATCAGGTATGACTTATGCTACTCCAGGTAATACGGGTAGTCATTTATCATTAGGTCCTTCTTGTCCTGATAGAATGTGTGTTGGTGGTACTTATAATGGTATGTATTCAACAAATGGTGATGATGTTCCTGATAATATTTGGTCAGTTACAGATACTGATTGTATAAGTGGTGATGGAATGCCAATGGAAGGTAGTGGATGTAGTTGGGGATTTAAAAATGTAGATGGATATGGTTTGTACACTGCTAGTGGTTGGAATGGAACTGATTATAGTTGTTGTCCTGGATGTTCTACTTTTGATTCTGAAACAAGTGACTTGAGTTGTCAAAATATTTATTCACCTGTAAAATCAAATGAATTTAATTGGGCTGTGGATGCTTGGAATCCATCGATGCACAGTTATGGTGGAGGCGCTGGTGTTGGAGAAGAATGGTATTTATCAGATGCTACCTTTGAACAATGGGTTAAGGGTATTTGTGGTATATATGGTGCAGAATATTGTTTTCCTCAAATAGATTGTAGTCAATGGGATGGAAATCCAGCTGACTGTGGTGAATGGGAAATATATGATGCTAATATTAATCCAAATGATGATGAAGGTTCTCATTGTTATTATCCTAATGATGGTATAAGTCCAGGTGGTTGTTGTGGTTTTGATTACATTTCAAACAAATGTGTTTATAAAGGTTGTCAAGTATATCAAGACTGTTATGATTCTTATGTAAATTATTTTGGACTCAATACTTGTGTAGATAATTGTCAAAGTCCAGAAACATTATCTTATGTTGGTGATCTTTCAGATTCACAAATATCTCATTATCCATTAATAGACGGGCTTACAGATGAACAATTTTATTTATGTTCACCTGATTCAGATGGTGATAATATATGTGATGGGGGTGATACAGACTTTACAGGTGATGGAACAGGAGATGCATCTACTTGTTTTTATAATAATTTTGATTGTAATAATGATTGTTGTGATCCAAACGCGGATTCTTTTTCCGGCGCAGCTAATTCTTGTGCTGTTGAAGATCAATGTGGACAATGTACTTTAGGACAAGGAACATTACCAAATGGTGATGTGAATGGAACAGGATTAGCATATAATAATTGGGATAATGGGTGTGGTTGTTATTTTCAAAGTGGTCAAGGACCTACTCCTCAAACTTATTATGAGGATCAAGATGGTGATGGACAGGGTGACCCAAATTCAACAGCAGAATATTGTTTTCAAGGTGGTTCAGATTGTGAAAATTATGATAGTTGTTATGGTTTAACGATAACTGATAATACTAATTATCTTGCAGACCCTCAATCTTGTGGTGAAGTAGGTGGTTGGTGTTCTTCTGGTACAGATTTTACTGATCCAGATGAAATGCCAGATACAGGTGATGAAATTTATCAAGGTGAATGTCCTTGTAATACAATGCATATGGGTTATTGTAATAGTTATGGTGGTGTTGGAAATGATATAACTCCTGATGGTATACCAACAGGTTGTTGTATTCCACCTGAGGGATACCCAGTTGGTGATGAGTGCACTCTAGCAAATGGTTATACTCTTTGTGGTACAACTGATGTTTGTGGTAATTGTATGCAAGATTCATTGTTGGATGCTGATGTGTGTAGTGGCACTGTAGGTTCATCGTTAAATTGTGGTGATGCTATTGTTCAAGGTGAAACAGATTTAAATGGTAATATTGTTAGAGATGCTGGGTGTGATTATCAATGTTGTGGTAGTGGAAATGATTATTCAGATTGTGCTTCCGAATCAACATTTTATTTAGATATAGATGGTGATGGACATGGTGGTGATACTTCTGCAGAATTGTGTAGTGATGTAAATGGAGTTTTTGCAGGACCTGATTCGGGAACTATTGGTTGTGGTCAACTGAATGGTTATTGTCCTAATAGTGATGATTTAGATGATGAATGTTATTGTCCTGCTAATGATGATTCTTGTACAGATTGTAAAGGTGATTGTGTTCCGAGAACTTGGCCGACTGGTTTAACAGAATGTCCTGATGGTATAAACCAAGTTCTTGGTTGTGCTTACTTCGACCCAAATGGGTTTTCTGGTGCTACTGGTGGTGAATGTCCAGAAAATTGGTGTGTTGGTGGTTCAACTGAAGGTACTTGGGTGGATGAATGTAAATTAGGTTGTAATGGGATTTATTATAAAGATGGTGCTGATGAGTTACAATGTCCAGGTGTTGGTGCAGTTGATGACTGTGGTGTATGTGGTGGAACTTGTTGTGAGAATATAGCATTTGGTGATGGTTGTCAAGAATGTGGTTGTGATACTGTAGCTGAAAGATATGGAGATGGTTTTGTTGGTGATACGACTCCTGGAAATCATTGTGATTGTGCTGGTAATGTAGCAAATGATTGTGGTGAATGTGGTGGTCAAGAATTTTATAATTGTTTAGATGATTCATCAGGTTGTGACCAATCTCAACTTTTCTGTCCTGAAGGAACTGTAAATCCTAATAATAGAATTATGTCAACGGATTGTAGTCAACTAGATGACTGTGGTGTATGTGGAGGACCTGGTCCTCAACAATGTCCATCAGGAACAAATCCTGGTGAAAGATGTTCTACACCTGTTGGTGGAACTACTATATCATATTGTCCTACAGCTCACGGAGGATATGGTGATTTAACTTCTTGTCCTGTTATAGATGGATGTGGTGAGTGTTACCCAGTAGGTGAAGGTGCACCTGCAGGTGGATATTTATGTATAAATTATACTGGTAGTGCCAATAATGATACAGGTACTATTGAAACAGATGTATGTGTAGTAACTCCTGGTGATTATTGTAGTGAAGTAGAAACTTTTTGTCCTAATAATTCTGCGGATACTGGAAATGTAGGATTTAATTGTGTGACAACTTATGATTGTATAGGAAATTGTCCAGATTTATCTGATGGTGCTGTGATTGATGATTGTTGTCAATGTACAGGACCAGGTACTGATTGTGAGGGGTCTGAATGTACATTTAATTATTTAGATAATGGTTGTGGATGTGATGTTGATGGTCCAAGTACTTACTTTTTTGATTATGATGGAGATACATTACCAGACCCAGATGGTTCTCCATATTATAATACAGCTTTATATTGTTTTTCGGAAGGTAATCCAAGACCATCTTCTCAATATACTACTGTACCTGTAGGTTCTGAATGTGGTAATACAGAAGGTTGGTGTGTTGATGATGGTGATATTAGTTGGGATGTTGGTGAAGATTTTTATGATCTTGGTACTTTAGAATTATATTCTTGTCCTTGTAATAAAAGAGATTGTTTTGGGAATTGTTGTATTGATGCTGGTGTAAATAGTGGTGCTTGTATCGATAGTGGTAATGGATGGACAGGTCCAGGTGCTCAAAGTGGTGGATATTGTGCAGTACCTGATGCTTGTGGAATTTGTGGTGGAGATGGTTCAGATGACGAAGGTTGTGGATGTTTTAATGGACCTGAATTATTATATTATCCAGATCCAGATGGAGATGGTTTAGGTGAAGCAGATGGTAATCAAGATTATTATTGTCCAGCTGATGCTCCTGAAGGTTGGAGTTTATCTGCTAGTGATCCTCAACCAGGTTGTTATAGTAATACTTATGATTGTAGTGGTGTTTGTGAACCAAATGAAGCTTCAGCAATTGTAAACCAACAACATACTTGTCAATGTGGATATAATTCAGATGGTTATATAAGTGAAGGTTGTTCAGATACATATTTAGGTTGTGCTGTTTTTGATAGGTGTGGTGATTGTACTGGTGGTGGTACTGGATTAGAACCTTGTACTCCTGATTGTTCTTCTACAGAACAAGAATGTTCAGAAACAGGTGGAACTTGGTTTGATGGTGAATGTTGGGGTGGTTTAAAATTAAAAGATGACTGTGGTTATTGTTGTAATCCTGCTATTGATGGTGATTGTAATAGTCAGAAAGATTGTAATGGAAATTGTCCAAATTGTGGTTGTATTTCTGCTGGAACTTGTTCTGACGGAACTCCAGGTGGTGGTGATTGTTATGGTGGAGAATATTTAGGTGCTGGTGATGCAGGTATAGATTCTTGTGGAATATGTGGTGGTAATAATTATCGTGATAATTGTATAGGAAATGATGATTGTACTGTAATGGATTGTTGGGGAACTTGTTATGGTGATTCATTTTTAGATGACTGTCAAGATTGTGCTTGTAATCCTGGTGATGCATGTTTCAATACACTTTCAGGAACAAATACTCACGAAGTTAATCAAGATGATTTAGGATGTGGATGTGATGAACCAGGTCCAAATGGATGTAATGATTGTAATCAAGAAATTATAGATTCAGGATGTGGTTGTGGTGAAGAGGGACCTGTGACTCATTATTGGGATACAGATGGAGATGGATGGCCATCAACAACAGCCCATAGTGGTGTTCCACCTCAAGATTTTTGTTTAGTGCATGGAAGTTATTTTGATCCAGCTGTTACTACTATTGGGTTAGTATATTGTGAACCTGGTAATTGTTTAACTTGTGGTAATATTCCTGGTTGGTGTACTTGGGATGCTAATGATGGATGGGATCCATATCCAGATTGTCCTTGTAATGAAACTCATTGTAATAGTGGAGATGAAGCTGATTGTTGTGGTTGTCAAACAACTGAAGTAGATTATGGTGATTGTATGATTCAAGATTGTTGTGGTAACTGTGGTGGGGGATGTTTTGGTGAAGGTGGATATGGTGATTGTACTGGAGAAATAACTTGTACAAATCCATTTGATGGTTGGGTAAACACTCTTGTTCCAGGTTGTGACTGGAGTCAAACAGGCGAATGTCATCCTGCTGGTACTGAACCTCTATTTGATTGTACTGGAAATTGTACAACAACACCTTGTAGCCCTAATGAAATAATAATTGGTAATGAAGTTCAACCAGCTGAGTGTGAAGAATGTGGTTGTACAAATGTAGTTGATGAGTGTTGTACAGGCGATGAATGTGTCAATGATGGGAATATTCATTATATGGGAAGCACAACAGAAGGTGGGTATTGTGATTGTTTATGTAAAGTTGTAGATGCTTGTGGAAATTGTGGTGGTACTTGTGAAGCTAGTGAAGATGGATATATTACTTGTGCTGAATCTGAGGAGTTTAATATTATAATTGCTGATTGTCAAGGTAATTGTTGTAGTGATGGTAATGGTAACGCTATTGAATGTCCATATAAAATTAATGATTGTTTAGATTGTGTTGAAGGTGGTATAAGTGGACAGATTTATAATTGTGAAGACGATTGGAGTTTAGGTGGTGGAACTGGAACTTGTGGTGGTTCAAATTTATGTATGTCTGACTTATCTAGTTGTACAGCTCCTGATGCTTGTGGAAATTGTGGTGGTACTTGTATAAACATTTCAGATGATTCGATAAATTATTTTAGAGCTGAAATGGGTAGTGGTGGTAAAATTAATATATATGGTAGATTAGATCAACCAATTGCTGATTGGGAATATTTTATCACAGTAGCTAATGGAGATTTTATATTTGAAATGGGTACACATATATGTGATGCACCAGCGCCTGATGGTGGTTCGTGTGATAATACATCTATTGTTGCAAATCAAGTGGATAGTACTACATTTAAAGTATTCTCAAATATAGGAAATAACCCAATTGATTCTACTGGTGGTCAAGAAATATTGATTATGAGACTACAGACAACTGGTGATGCTACACCAGGTACTATAACAGGTCAAGCATGGCAACTTCCAAATCAAAATGGACAAGTTTATGAATTAAATTATGAAGAAGGTGATTTTGTAGTATGTGAAGGTTATAGTATTAATAATGAAGTTATAGCTGGATGTGATGGTATATGCTCTTGTCAAGGACCTACATTAGATGAAAATAATCCAAGTGTAGATGGTACTTGTCATAGAATTGACCATTGTGGTTTTTGTAGTCCATCTGAAGGTACTGATGCATATCAAGAAGGTTGTGCAGCTTGTGGTGATGTTAATGATGGGGTATATTGTGATTATGATGGTACTCATTTTTATTGTCCAGCTGGTGGTGTAGGAGAAGGAGATTGTAATCCATTATCAAATTGTCCTACAATAGATGCTTGTGGTGTCTGTAATGGTGGATATAATGGACCTAACCCACCAATAAATGTTGGTTCACCGTGTACAATGGATATGTCGGAAGGTGATGTGTGTAATTGTCAAGAAGGTAGTTTAGGTGTTTGTGATAGGTGTGGAATTTGTGGAGGTCAAGGAGATTTTTGTGAAGGTGTTCCTCAAGATAGTTGTACAGGAGTCGAAGATGGATTGACTTATAGTGCTTGTAATGCTAGTAGATACATAGGTTCATTTACATTAGGTACGACTACACCGAATGGTATCCAATGTTATTATTGGGATACAGATCCTGATGATGCTTGTATTTATCCAAATACCACTTACCAAGAATGTCCATATGGTGAAAGAACTTGTTATCAAGATACTGATGCTGATTGTGATTGGAATTTAGGAGCTAGGTATGTATTAGATTGTACAGATGACAGACCAAATGGTGCACCAGAAACTTGTGGAGATAATAACGATTGTATGTCTTGTACTTCTGGATGTGCTTCTGACCCAAGTGTAGCTATGTGTGGTGATGTTGTATATGGTGGTGAAATAATTTATAACATTCCTTGTTCTGTTAATCAAACGACAAGTAGTGGTTGTAGAGATAATACTTCTACTGGAACAAATGGTCCTTTTGATAACAATAGTGATGGTTGGGGTGATGGTGCTTCTAATTATAATGCTT